AAGAAGGGTCAAACGGTTCTTCTTTGACTCGTATTCGCAAAGCCATCGGCAGCGCAGATTTCAATAGTTTGTATCAGCAGCGTGTTGGTGCGGCTGACGGCGAGACATTTAAAGAAGCGTGGCTAAACGAAAGTTTATATACAAACATCAATCACCACTCGATGTCCAAGTATATCCTAGTTGACCCTGCCAACAGTAAAAAGAAGCGAAGCGACTTCACGGCAATGATTGTCGTTGGCCTTGGTGCCGACCGCAACATTTACGTATTGGATATTATCAGGGACAAATTGTCACTTACCGAGAGAGCAGACAAACTTTTCTATTTGCACCGTAAGTGGAAGCCAGTTCGCACAGTAGTATATGAGCAGTATGGCGCACAGGCAGACGCGGCATATATGCAAGAGAAGATGGAGCAATTGTCATATAGGTTCCGGCTCCAGCCTATTGGGGGAACATTGTCGAAGGTTGAGAGAGTAAGGCGTTTGGTTCCTTGGTACGAGAACCGAAGAGTACTAATGCCTAAGACTTTGTGGTATAGAGATTACCTCGGGGAAGAGAACGACCTAATTAAGTTGTTTAAGGAAGAGGAGTATTTAACTTTTCCCAATGGTCATCACGACGATATGTTAGATGCCCTGTCTAGGATCTTGGACGACAAGGTGCAGCTAGACTGGCCGATGACAGAAGAGGAACTAACGGCTGAGTCAGATTTCAGTGACACAGAAGGAAGTTGGATGGGGGCATGAAGAAAGAGTTTTCAGAAGCTCAAAAACTGGCAGTAAAGAAAAACTTGGAAAAGGCTCGTGCGGCACGGGCGCGTAAGAAAGCAGCTAAGGAGGCTAGCTTGGTAGTTGGCGTAGACCTTACCGACGTAGAAGAGAGCTACCGTAAGTTGTTGACGACGATGGCGGTACGCATGGGATCTGGCGAAATTACAAAAGACTGCTGTGTTCTTTGTGAGCGAGACTATATTCCCGGCCACATTAACTTGTGTCCTTGTCAGGATGCGTGGAAGTCTTTGGAGAAGTTGGAGAAATTGAATGGCGATAGAAAGCGTGGAGAAGCTGGATCTACTAACGTGGATCAAGGATTCTCTGAAGCAGTCCTCGGATAGTTTAATCCATTGGCAGAAAGAAGCTAAAGAGTCTGATGACTTTGTAGCGGGGCATCAATGGGAAGAGTCCGACATTACTCGAATGAAGGAAGTGCAGAAGCCTGCAATTACTTTCAATCGAATCGCTCCTATGGTCAATGCTATTCTTGGGACCGAGATCCAGCATCGCCAGAAGATGATCTTTACTCCCCGCAAGCCGACAAACGAAGAAGCGGCGGGTGCAGCGGATTTGGCTACGGACGCTTATACGTGGGTGTTGGACCAGTGCGGTGGAGAGTACGAAAGGACACAAGCCTTCCGCGACATGATTGTTCGTGGTATTGGGTGGGTAAACATTCGGATTGACTATGAGTCAGATCCAGAGGGCAAAATTATTCTGGAGAGGACGGATGGACAGGAGATGCTTTATGATCCTGACTCCCGCAAACAGAACTTAGAAGACGCTCGCTGGGTTTGCCGTAGACGACTGATGCCTCCGGGGGAGTTGAAAGAACTCTGGCCCGACAAGGCCGACGAAGTACGCGCTGACGTAGCTTCTAACGAAGACATTAGTGCCATTGCCCAGTTCGGTATGTCAGACCGTCCTACAAAGATTATTAACAAAGCACCCGATCATTATAGCGAAGGGGTGCAAAGCGTAGTTGCTGGCGACAGCCTTAATAGCACTAAACAGGCGCAGTATCTTGTGTCGGAGTTCCAGTGGCGAGAGCGTAAGACTGTTTACCGTTTCGTGGACGAGAATCAGGAGATGGTTCTTGTAGACGAGAGTGAATTTTCTGAGCTTAAGGCTACGTGGAAAGACCTTGGTGTTGAGGCACCTGCGGTAATCAAGCAATACCGTTGGCAGTATAAAAGAGCGTATGTAACGGGCAACGTCATTTTGCAGGAAGACGATTTGCCCTTTGGCTTTTTCACGTACCTGCCTATGACCTGCTATTGGGACGACAAGTCCAAAGTTTGGTATGGCCTTGTCCGTGCGATGAAAGACCCACAGCGCGGAGCGAACAAGTATTTTTCTGCTGGAGTACACTTGTTCAATGTCAGTCCTAAAGGAACGATGCTGGCTGAGAGTGGGGCATTTGTTAATCCGGGCAAAGCCACAAATGATTGGGCAAAGCCGGGAGCAATTGTACATCTAAAGCCGGGAGCCTTGGCACAGGGTATGGTTAAGGTTGAGCCTGCCCCATCTTTCCCTGAAGCGGCCACAACGATGATTCAATTTAGTATTGAGTCGTTGCGTGACGTTACTGGCATCAACATGGAGATGATGGGTCAGTCAGAAGGTCAGGAAGCTGGCACGGCAATTAGCAAACGTCAGACACAAGGTTTGACGATCATGGCACCTATCTTCCATGCCTTTGCCAGATACCGAGAAAAAGAAGCTCTTGCGGTACTTGATTTCCTACGAATGTTTTTGACTGACGGTAGGTGGGTACGTATTGGTGGGCCGTATAACTCTCAGTACTTGCAGCTTGTGCAAGACAGCCTTTCGGATAGCTATGATCTTTCACTTGATGACGCACCTACCGACCCTAATCAAAAAGCGGCGGTCTGGGAAAATCTCCAACCTCTCCTTCCGATGCTTATTCGGCAGGGATCTTTCCCAATTGCATTGTTGGATTACGCTCCACTCCCTTCATCTGTCGTATCTTCTATCAAGAGAGAGATTGAGAGCCTTAAACAGCAGGGCGAGCAGACACCGGAACCTGTCAAGAAAGACATGAACCCCGAGTACATTGCGGCTGAAGTTGAGCTAAAGAAAGCTAACGCCGAATTGAGCAGGGCTAGAGCGCAAGCCCTTACTACAGAGTCGCAAATGGATATTGCTACTCAGTCTCAAACGATTCAGTTGCGCGAAGAAGATGCGGAAATTCAAAGACGCATGGGTGATGACAACACGCTCGATCAGGTAGCTAATGTATCTAAGCTGAACGAGCCTAAAGGAACTGGCATTAAGTCAGACAGCAGGTGATAAGATGCCAAATCTTGGCACAGTAGAATTAGATAAAGTTACCGGAGAAGAAAAAATTTCCGGCATGGTTCCCCCGGATCAAGTAGCAGAAATGCTTGGGGCCGACCCGCAGTTGGCGTACACCGATCCCGCAATAGCTACGCGCATGGTTGAGCTTGTGGCTAATTCGGACAACCTTGTTTTGCTTGGCGACCCGGAAATGTTTTCGCCCGAAGTGTTGGAAATTGTTGGTCCGTTTTTGGAAGACGCTAGCCCAGAAGAATCCGAGATGATGTATGGCGAAACTGAGGGTGCCCCGATGGAAGCAGAAGCCCCAGTTGAGATGACATCTACGGAATCGGTAAACCCCATGACAGGTACGCAAACAGCTACCGAAACGGTTTCTGCTGATCTTGGCGATTCTGCAAAGCAAGTTACGGCAGAGCAATTGGCAAAGATTCTTAACGAGGGTGGATCGCCCGAAGAAGGCCAAAAGGAAGCTATGTTGTCCTTGCTGGCAGAATTGACTGGAGGAACTGGTGGAAACTAAAAAAGGTAAGAAGTGTGTAAAGTGTACCAAAGAGAGTGCTGCTCGAATGGTAAATAATAAAATGTATAATAAGGATAGTAAGTAATGGGATTTTTTGAGGACGATAGCGCAGCGGAAGAAACGTCTGAGGGTATGCAGTTTGAAATGCAGTTTGAAGAATCTTCTGCCCCAGCAGCAGAAGATATGTTTTCTGATGAAGCTGCTACGGCTGAAGAACCGGGCCATGACCCGCAGGCTATTGAAGACAATAGCCCTCCTACCTCTGTTCCTTTGCAGGAGCTTATTGCAGAGAGGCGCAAGCGTCAGGAGATCGAGTCTGAGATTCAAGAACAGCGTCAAAATAATGCCGTTCTTAATGAGCGCGTTCGCAATCTTTGGGAAAATCAGCGAAGAGCGCAGCAACAGCAACAGCAACAAGTTGCTCCAGAAGAAATTCCCGACCCCGACGAAGATCCGTTGGGACACGCTAACTATAAAATTAACAAACTAGAGGCGCAGCTTCGTGGGGTAGCTGCACAGGCCCAGCGCCAAGCCCAAGAAGCGCAGCAAAACGCCCAGCAGACTGCCCAACAAACAGAGCAAAACAGTATTGTTACGCAGTCTCAAAACCTTCAGACGCAGTTCGCTGCCCAGCAGCCCGATTATTGGGATGCGTATGAGTTCTTGGAAAAAACTCGCTCTCAAGAGCTAGAAGCTATGGGCTATAACGAGCAGCAAGTTGCTGAAGTTGTAGCGAATGAGCGCGGCATGATTGTTACGCAATCTTTGCAGAGAGACGCTAATGGGCGAATAACTGGCTGGACGCAAAACCCTGCGGAAGTAGCATATAACCTAGCTAAAATGAGGGGTTACGGCGCAGCAGCGCCTGCTCCCGCACCCGTAGCCCAAGTGTCTGCACAGGATAAGTTTAACATGGCGGCTAATGGACAAGTATCTGCCACGGGAGTCGGTAGTTCTGGACGGGGTGCGCCTGCTGGCGGTGCGCCTACCTTGGAAAGTATTGCTAATATGTCTGATTCTGAGTTTGAGAAGTTCAGTCGTAGCAATCCGGGTATTATTGAAACGCTGTTGTCTAACGGCTAGGGGTTGTGCAGCCTTTTTAAATGTGCATACTATAAGATAATTCGCGAAGGTCGGCGCGTTGTTTCGACTAGCTCTGGTAGCTTTACAACCTGTTTAGCGCGGCGTTGGCGCGTAATACAACGCAGTTCCGGGCAACTATAGAGTCCGAGAGTCGGTCCTCGACGACAAAAAGAAAATAAAATTAACCTAAACTAAGGAGATCATAATGGCTGGAACCAGCTTTAGCGAAAGCAATGAACTCACTGTAAAGGTTTGGGCCAAGAAACTTTTTGTCGAATCTCTTAAGCAGACGATTCTCGACAAGTTCATTGGAACAAGCGCAGACAGTGCCATTGTTGTAAAAGACGAACTTTCTAAGATGGCAGGCGACCGTATTCGGTATGGCCTGCGGATGCAGCTTGCCGGTGACGGTGTGCGCGGCGACTCTACCCTTGAGGGTAACGAAGAGGCGCTGACGACCTACACGGACGCTGTGTTCATTGACCAGCTTCGCCACGCGGTGAAGGTGATTGGCAATATGTCCCAGCAGCGTGTCACGTTTGACATTCGCTCTGAGGCGCAGAGTGGCCTTGTTGATTGGTGGGCAGATCGTTTCGATACGTCCCTGATGAACCAGATGACTGGCAACGTGGGTCAGAGCGACCAGCGTTATTCGGGTCTGAACGCGGTCAGCGATTTCTACGGCGGCGGCAACGCCGCCTTGTCCAACGGAGATCCAGTTCCTCTTGAGGCTCGCGGTATTCTTGGCGGCAACAACACGGTTTTGGGTACTGTTGCTCAAAACTCTGCATGGACCGCCTACGAAGACACTCTCAAGGGAGTCACCGACAACACCCACAACTTTAACCTCTCGATGCTTGACGCTGCGGTGGTTAAGGCTCGCACCCTTTCCACTCCGATTCGCCCAATCAAGATGAACGGCATGGAGTGTTACGTTGCGATTCTTCACCCGTATCAGGTTCTTGATCTTCGTCGTAACACCTCGACGGGTCAGTGGCTTGACATTCAGAAGTCGGCCTTGATGGGTGGACAGATCGCTAACAACCCGATCTTCACGGGTGCGGTTGGAATGTACAACGGCGTTATTATCCACGAAGATGCGCGTGTCCCGTATTCGGGCAACGCTTCGGATAGCGCGACCAAGCTGACGACCCCCGACACTGGCGCTTCTAAGGAACAGATCGCTCGCGGCGTGTTCTTCGGCGCACAGGCGGGATGTATCGCCTTTGGCCGTAACTACGGTTACGCCGGGTCGAACGTCAAGTACAAGTGGACGGAAGTTGTTGACGATTACGAGAACCAGCTTGGTGTTTCGGCTGCTCTTGTTTACGGCATCAAGAAGTCGGTCTTCAACAGCAAGGACTTTGCTTCGTTGGCTCTTTCGAGCCGTTCGACGGGCGAAGCCACTAACTACGCTGTTCCGGCCGCAAGCTGATAAGTAGAAAGGAGATATGACAAATGGCTAATACATACAATTCGCCACAGGTTGACGCACAGGAACCCACCCCGCAGCAGGCTACGGGTACGGTGACTGTTCCGTTTAGCTTTACTACCACCGCAACAGAAGCTTCGGTAAACTCTGTTTACCGAGTGTGCAAAATCCCTAACGGTG